TTCATTAAAAGTTGTATCAGGAGAAATTATTCCATCTTTTAAATCTTGTAAATAATCTTGATATGGACCACTACCACTACGATACCCAATTCTTCCACCTTCTTGAGCCATCATTCTAGGCATCATGCCTCTAGCCATCATAGAATTAATTCCTCTAGCCATCATAGGGTTCATTCCTCTAGCCATCATAGGATTCATCATAGGATTCATCATAGGTTTTGGTCTAGGCATTTGATCTGGTTGTGTTGGAGCAGGTGTTTCATCATCAGAAAATGATTGTAAAGCTTGTCCTTCTACACCTGCAGTTATTGGAGGTAAACCTGCGCTACCACCTTGTGAAAATTTTTTATCTTCTTCATCATCGTTAATTCCATATAATTGATTTAATGCTGCAGCTCTTGTATTTGTTATTCCACCCATATCATAACCAATACGTCCACCATCAGCAGCATAAGCTTCTTCTGGTAAAAAAGGATATTTTGCTCTATCTACTCCCCCTGTTAAAACCATTCTTCTTAATTCATTAGGAGAACCTATTGTATCAAATATGTTTGTTGCATCAGCATAATAATTTGGTTGTTCTTCTTCTTTACCTGTTTCTGATGCTAAAAATGGTAATAAAGATGTAAGACCTATTGTTTTAAATGGATCTAAGTTTGCCATACTAAAAGCTTTTCTTGGGTTTTTTAAAAAAGCTTTTCTAAGTATACCACCTGTCATATCTCCACCTCTAACTACTCTTCCCATTAAAAAATTTCCCAAAGAAGTATTTCTTAATCCTTGTAAAGGACCTACCCCTCCTAAAAGTCCTGCACCACCTACTAACAACGCAGCTTTACCCACTGGTGACTTAACAATTTTTTTAAGTCCACGTGTTGCTTTCTTAACTAACTTACCTAAAAAATATCCTTGTCTTAAATCTGCTATTCCACCACCAGCATAACCGATTCTTCCGCCATCTGCTGCAAACATTCTTGGGTCAACACCAAACTGTGCTCCGTGAGCAGCTGTTCCATAAGTTGGAAACGGTAAATTAGTTGCTGGTAAAAAAGGATTTCTTGTTTGAACAGGTGGTGTTACTATTGGTTCTATTTCTGTTGCTGGTGCCATTGCCATGTTTGTCGGATATTGACTCGTAATTCTTAAAGGATTATCAGGACCACCAATACGATTACCATAAGCGTCTATATTACCTGCAAGTCTATCTTTCATGTATTCTTCATAATCGTCTTCAGTATAACCATATGGATTTTTACCACCTACAACTTTTTGTACAAAAAATTCTTTGTTATCTATAGGTCCAAACATAGAAGTAATTAGTCCTAAAGGACTATATTTTTTATATAAATCTAATACATTAAAATCTTTTGGTTGTTCTACAACATTTCTATAATCCTTAATTCTTGGATCACCTACAGCAAATTTTTGACCACCTGCCATTTCATAAGCAGGCTCTGTTTTTGTTGAAGCAATTCCTTGTGTTTGTGCAACAGAACGTTGTTCTCTTCTGTCAGCAGAACTTGGTCCTTCGCCAACATCACGACCACCAACTCGACCTTGATCTCTTGCACCTGTTGATCTTGCTGCAGCATCACCTCTATAACCTGGTCTACCTGGTCCTGGTTTAACTAATTGTGCAACTCCACCTTCAGCCATGCCTGACATAGCTTGTTCTTTAAATTGTTCAAAGGACATTGGTTCTAATCCTTGTTCTTCCATTTCAAATACGTACTTTTGATATTCTTCTACTAATAATGGATCAGCCATAGCTAACTTTCCAATACCTTTATTTTGTTTAGATGCTCTAAATTTATTTCTAAGTCTTTCAAGTTCTTCCATTAATTCTTCTAATTCACCTGCATTTAAATCTTTAACAGGTTTACCAAACATCTCATTAGATATGTCATCACTTTCATCTCCTAAAGATCCTGCCATCATAATACCTTCATTTTGTTTAGATGCTAATCCTCTAAAATAATCTTGTAAATTATCCATGTATTCTTGAGTGCCTCTAAGTTTTTTCATATCAGGAAACACTCTTTCAAATTCTTCCATGTATTCTTGTAATTCAAACTCAGCCATTTTTTGTTGAGTTTCTTGTGGTGATTTAGGTCCTTGATTACCTGAATAAGTAATATTTGGCGCGCCTGTATCTAGTGATTCTAATCCTGTTTTCATATAATTTTTTGTGTTAATTTAAAAAGCAGGATTTTAACCTGGGGTTGTTAATAATACTTGTTTTTTTCAAGTAAATCAAGCCTATGATGTAACTACTCTAGGCTTAATTTCGAGCGCAGATAAGACTACATGTAGTCTATTAGCCGTTGCTGCGGTTACTTTTATTGCTTCACTTTCCGCAACCACAAGTGGTGCAGATAATAATTCTGTTGTTGCATTAGCAGATATTGCTTTAGTTTTAAATAAACTAAATACAGCGTCATCTGTATCAGTTATGGTTACTGTTATAGTATCAGCATTACCTGAATCTTCAGATACTAATATTGATTTAACAACAGCTGTTGTAGCTGATGGCACAGTATACAGTGTCGTAGCACTATTACTTGTTAAATCCTTTTTTTTATTTACAAATGTATTAGCCATTATCCAAAAAAGAAAGCTTCTGCTTCCGCCTCTTCTTTTAAATCTTGTTGATAAGATGTATTTAATTTTTGCACAATACTATCTACATCTCTAACAAATGATTGTTGTATTTGTTGATCGTATTTTTCTAATGGTTGTGTTAATGATTGTACTATTCTGGCCATTATCTTCTTCCATCTGGTTGTATATCTAATCTAAAAGTTCCAAGTTTCCAATGTTGTCTAATACTAGTATTGTCTATTTTTAAAGCTATGGCTCTTGCACGTGCTCTAGTGTCTATTTTAGTTGTAGATGTGGTTGTTGTAAAAGGTCCTAAAGATGAACTTGCTTCTGCGTCTGTTGGATAATTTTTTAAATTTAATGTAATTCTTGCATCACCTGTTTGAGTTAAAAAATCAGGTAGCACTCTTCTAATTTTCATCATAAATTCACCATCACCTTGTAATCCTCTTTGATCTAAATCAAAATCTCCTGATTGAATATTTGCTGCAATAGAAGTTCTTGCTCCTCCTTTAATTTGATCTTGCCCTGTTTCGTGTTCAAAGTAAGTTGTAACACCATCTGTATTTCCAACTGTTGCATCACTTGTAGCAGATGAATCATATTCAGTACCATGTGGTTTTCCAAATATAGATGAATCAAACCAAGATGATCTAGCAAGTGAACTTGTAGTCCATACCGGTCGCTCTGGTGTTGAATCCATATAATTGTAAGTAACTGATCTATTATTAGATGCAGCACCACTTCCTGGATAAAACCATGTAACTTCACCAAACAAATTATTTAATCCTGCATAAATATGATTTTTAGGAACTGTGTTAATATCATCATAAACATAGTCTTCAACTAAACACGCTAAAGATTCTAATTTACCAGTGTATCTAAAAAAACCATTTTCTGACATCCAGTAAGCAGAACCATCAACCTCTACGGCTGCGTTTTTACCAATCAATCCACAGTTAGTTCCAACTTGTTGAAATGAAAAAGTAAAAGGTGCACCAACAAATCTCATAATAAATAAAGATGTATCAGTCCAAACATAAATTGCATCACGACCTCTTATAGCTGAAACGATCCGTGTTCCGTCAGCCAGTCTTTGTGTGCCAGCGGTATTGATTGCACTAGGTGCATATGATGTTGTAGCATCAATTGATTCTTGATCCGAAAATCTAATAAACATATCGTCTTGTGTTGCTGTATTTCCAATAGTTGTTTCTGTTCCAAAAAATACTAAGTGACGATCTGGTGTAGATACTAAAGTTTGTATAGCTGCTGTTGGCGCATTAGCAATAATTGTTGCTCTAGTTGAAGTTGCACCAGATGCATCTGAGTCCCATGAAAAAGACGCACCATCAACTATTGTTGCAATTAATTTATTTCCATAATTATCTAAAGACCATAAACCAGGAGCAGTTATAATATCTCCTGTTTGTGATGCACCCCATTTTGTATATTCAGAGGCATCAGTTACTGTTGCTCCATCAGAGTGTGATGCAGCTGTCGTATTGTCTGATCCTCTTGATAAACCAGATAAAGTTCCTGTACCAGTTGTATTAGATGTATAAGCAATTCTTTCATCGTTTATTAAAACTGTTCCTGATGCAGGAAATCCTGTTGAGTCATCTAAAACAATACTTGATGAACCTGAAGTTAACGCTCCATCTAAAGTATTAAAAACTTCTCCAGTTACAGTACCATCCCATAAACCTAAACCCCAACCAGCAGCTGATTCTTCAACCGCAGGACCAACTGAATAATAATGTTTAACTCTTATTCCACCTGATGTTGAAGCACCTGATCCTGATTCGTTAGATGGCATTTCAATTGTAATAGTTGTTGAACTTGGAACAGTTGCAACCATAAAATTTTTATCATTAAAATCACTAGCAGCAAAATTAGAATTAGTAATAGATGAAAAACTATCTAATAAAATAATATCACCTTTAGTAATATTGTGATCAGATGAAAAAGTTATAGTAACTGTTGCGTCACCATTAGTTGTTGAAAAAGCATTGCTTAAAGTTGTTGTGCTTTTAAGAGGAGTTATGTCATAAAAAGCTCCTCCAGAATATACATATAACATTCTGTTTGTTCCTAATGCAGCATACTTAATACCAGATGCATTAACAAAATGATGAAGTGCTGTGTTTCTACCTGTAAGAGTGTTATCTCCTAATTGAGCCCAACCACCTATTTTTTCAGGTGAACCATATCTAAATCTTACATAATCACCACTAACCCATTGGCCTTCACCGCCAGTTGCTGTAACTTGTTTATTATAACCAGGTTGAAATTTTAATTTTTGTAGCATAGTCGTGTTTTAATAATAATAAGGCAGGAGATGGTGTGGTGGAATCTCCCGCCATATTATTATATACAATATTATTTAGATAATTTAAACCCTTTAAACCAAGCTGGCAACCCTAAAAAAGGACGTTTGTCAAACTCATTTTCCTTTGCTGTTTTTGAATTAGATCTATTATAATGTAAAAATACTTGTCCACAATTTTTACCATTAAACTCTTCTCTCCAATGTTCTAAATCACAACCTGAATATATAAGCATATCACCTGGATTTAAATTTACTTTAATACCGGCTTGACCATTTTTACCTGTAGGATCTAAATAAATAGGCCATGGATCACCACCTAAATTTAATGTTGTAGATATTTCACAAGAATATCTATCTTTGTGTCTAGCTAATATATCCCCTTTTTTATATATTCTAGCATAAGAATATGTTTCAGATAATTTTAATCCTGTATGTTTTTCCATAGTAGGTTTTACTTGTTGTAATAAAGTTTCCATTGCAAGATCACCATAATGTGAATAAGTATTTGGAACTTGTTCATCATTCCATATACCCCAATATTCTGTAAAAGGTGAAACGTATCTTGAATCAAATAAAACTCTTGCTACTTTTCTTTTATTTAAAAAATATTGATAAACAAAATTAGCAAGTTCTTTTGATATTGCTTTTTTTAATACGCTGTATTTATTTTTTTGGAACGCCGATTTTTTTAATGACATTTCTTCCTTTCAATTGCATTTTAGATTTTATAAAATTATCTATAAAGTTTGGTTTATTTTTTAGTGTGTTACTTTCTAACACAGTTTTTATAACTGCTCTTTGCATAGTTTTATTTATTTTTGACATTTAAAACACTATTAGGTATGGCTTGACAATTCCAATGTATAAATCTAAATGGTTCATATCCCATATCTACCACATATTGATGAGGCATATAAGAGGGAAAAAATATTAATCTACCTGGTTTTGCTTCATAGTTTATTTGATGACTTGCATAAGTTATTTTATTTATATCTTTTTGAGGTAAAAGATTCATTACATTTCCAGGTCTTGGGTCTTCAAATATAGGTCTTGAAGTTTTTTCACTAGCTTTTAAAAAATAAAAACCAGAAATATGTCCATTCCAATGAGTGTGTAAAGTATGATGACCTCCTCCATTTTTAGCAAACTCTTGCACCCACATTTCTGTAGTAAACACTGTAAAATCCGTTATGTTAAAACCCATTTCGTTTAATAAATTATGAGAAGTTGCACCAACATAATCTTGTAGTTCTTTAAATTTAGGATCACCAATTAAACTTGTTGAGTGAAATACATGACCCATATCTCCTTTATCACCAAATTTTTTATTTCTCTTATTTATATTTTTTTGTAAATCTTTTTTTGATTTTTTAATATATTTATCGGATGCTTTGTTTAATGAATTTATAAATCTAGGTTCGTCAGCAAACCATACTGGACATTGAAAAATATTTTCTCTTGTTAATGTTGTTGGAAAATTCATTTAAAAGGCCATCCTAAATTCCAAATAACTAAACTATATCTTGATCCTTTTTTAACAGGACATACTCTATGCCAAACATGAGACGGAAAAACTACTAAAGATCCTTTTGGTAATATTTCTGTGCACTTTCTAATACTTTGTTTTTTGTCAGGATCTTGATCTCTAAAGTTAAATTCTAATTCACCACCCTTATAATCTTTTGGATCGGATAATGAAACTGTTACTGATAATTTTCTTATTTTACCATTTGATGGATCATCTTTTTCTCTTACATAAGGTTTGTCCCAACTATCACAATGCCAATCATAATATTGACCTTTATTATATTTTGTAAATTGACAAGATTCAGACCAGTCCCATTGAAAATTCCAACCAGCATTTTGATTTGCTTGATTAACATAAGGTTGTATTTCTTTATAAATCCATCTGTCATTCATCCAAACAACATTTGAATTTCTTTTCTTTTTTAAATCTTTAATTTGTTTGTTGTCTAATTTTTTATAATCAAATCCACCAGTAACTGCCATTTGATCTTGTAATTGTTGACCATATTTTACAATATCGTCGCAAATTCTTAAAGGAATTGCTGATTTAAAATACCAATAATAATTAGTTAAATTCATAAACTTTCTTGTACCACAAAAAATAATATATTTTATTATTAACTTAAAGTCAATGTTCCAGAAACTTTAAATGTCGCAATTTTTTGACCACCTGGAACAGAAGATGTTGAATTACAACCAGGAGAAACCGATATTGTTGCACAAGCTGGTACTCTTACAATTACAATACCACTACCTCCAGCTTTTCCAATAGCTGGATTATTATCATGGTCACCACCACCGCCACCACCAGTGTTAGCTGTACCTGCTGTATTACTAGGAGTTCCACCTTGTCCTTGGCTACCATTACCTCCACCATTTGCACCACTACCTGCCGCAACGTATTGAGCTCCACCACCGCCGCCACCAGCAAAGTATCTTAAAGAACCACATGGTCCTGGAGTTCCAATAGGAGAGGCTGGATTAATTGCTGTTCCTGCACCTGCTCCACCATCTCCACCTTTTCCAGCAGGTCCTGTAGGAGAAGGACTTGCAGGAGAACTTGGTGCGTCTTGACCAGCAGCTCCGGCTCCACCACCGCCACCACCAGATCTTCTTCTTCCACTACCACCATCATTACCTTGAGGAGGACTTACAGGAGGAGTATTTCCTGATCCTTCTGCAGAAAATGAATTGTCACCATTTCCACCTCCACCACCAGAACCTCCATCAAAACCAGTTCCACCTGCATTACAACCGCCACCGCCACCACCACCAGCAGCTGTGATACTATCGAAAACTGAATTAGAACCATTATTTGCTGGGCCATTTCCACTTGTTTGAGAACCACCAGCTCCAACTGTAATTGAATGACAACCAACTGCAATACTTAATGGAGATACACTTGAACCAAGTGGAGAGACAGTATAACATCCTGTTGCTGTTCCTCCAGATTCTCTAAAACCGCCGCCACCACCACCGCCACCTCTTTTGGCACCAGCAGAACCACCACCAGCAACTACTAAATAATCTACATCGTAAGTTACAAGTTCTGGCCACGTTCTAGCACCACATGCTCCAGCTGTCATAGCAGCAAATTGCGTTTTTAAATTCCATACACCACTAGCTCTATTTGCTTCTCTTACTACTACAATTCCTGAACCACCAGCAGCACCATTATAAACTCCTGGTCCAGCTGATCCACAGCCACCGCCACCACCGCCACCACCAGTGTTTGCTGATCCAGCTGTTGTACATGTATCTGAAGGGCCACCTGTTCCACCATTTCCACCACCGCCAGCACCACCTGGTGTAATTGGTTGAGCTTCGTTTCCTCCGCCACCACCGCCAGCATATGTTGTATCTGTCCCTGTAATTGTATTTGGAGCACCAGCTCCTCCTGCTCTTTCAGGGGCTGGATTAAATGAACCACCAGGATAAGCGGATGAACCACCAGCAGCTGTTGCGCCACCACCTGATCCAGAACCTTTGATATTAGGAGATGTATCAATACCTTCACCACCAGGGTTTCCTTGAGGGGGATCTACTGGAGGAGTATTACCTGATCTTGCAACAGGTCCTTCTGATGTTTTTGTACCAGCACCAGATCCTCCTTGTGCTAAAGGTGAACTAGCTGGAGAACCAGCACCACCACCAGCAGATGTTATAGTTGTATTTCCTACTAAAACTGAATTACTTCCTTTAGCACCTGCTTCAGGACCACATTGCCCACCAGCACCACCAGCACCAATTGTAACTGGGTATGGTGAATTTCCACAAACTGGAACAGGATCACCTCTTAAAGCAGAAGGTCCATAACCAGATGCACGATAACCTCCTGCACCACCACCACCATTTAAACGAAAACCACCACCTCCACCACCAGCGACTACTAAATAGTCAACTAATCTTGTTCCTGGTTGAGTTGTAAATGTTCCTGAAGATGTCTTAGAATGTTTTTTATCTTTTCCAAAAGAGGTTAAATTCTTTTTACCTATTATTCCGCCGTTTGTTCTAGCCATAGAGTACCCTTACACGGATACCCATTGAGTATTATCCGCGTCCCATCTGTAATTTGAATTATCTGATCTTTTAGTTCCTAACCATCTTCTATTATCTTCATCCCAAGTTATTGAATAAGCTGATTGGTCTCCAGCTGGATAAGTAACTGGTGCTTTCCAATCGTCACTACCATCTAGTGACCATGAAGCGTAAGGTTGTGGACATAAAAATTTATTTTTTGATGCATTATAGACATAACCTATACCTGCATATTGCTTTCTAAAATTATGATTATATGATGTTTGTTTCCAAGTTCCACCACCAAAAAAATTTACACACCATGTTTCACCATCAGCATGCATATCATTATCTTCTAATGTACCACCATTAGCTTCTATATCATTTCCAACTACAACTACTCTTTTAACTACTAAATGAGTGTCAGATGTAAAACCTGTTGGATCTGTTTTTGATTCTAATTCTGCAAAATGTGCCATATTTTTTCCTTTTATTAATTTATACTATTATATTTAATTTGTCCATATCCCTTGTTTAACTTGATCATAAACTTCATTTAAAGTCCACATACCTGGTGCTGTTTTAACTGTTGCTGATGGTTCTTTAATTATAACTACGCCTGAACCACCTGCTTTACCAGAATCAAAAGAAGCAGAACTTCCGCAATCTCCACCACCACCGCCACCACCACCAGTGTTATCACTTCCTGCAGTTCCTTCAGATCCTCCATCACCTTGAGGTCCATAATTTCCTCTACCACCACCTCCAGCTCCTCCACAAGATTGTCCTTGTCCTTGAGCAGCACATTTACCGCCTCCGCCACCACCAGCGTAAGATACATCTGATCCAGAAATTGTATTTGGTGCTCCAGCTCCTCCATCTCCTGCTCTAGTGCTAGGTGCTCCAGTTCCTCCAGGTTGAGGTGCACCTACTGCATTTTCTCCAGCTGCTGTTGCTCCACCACCGCCACCGCCACCCAATTTAGATTGAGCAGGCATAGGTCCAGTTGATGAAC